AGATTCTTTGTCTGGTCGTAGTCTTTTGATTATTGGCATATCGCTGTATACCAAAATTTGTGTGAGCCCGTAGGCTATGAGAACGAATAAAGCAAGTTCCATGTAAGCTCCTAGATTGTGTACATGTAAGAGAAGGTGTAAGGGTCTCTTATATAACCCTTGCGGATAGAACCTTGTTCGTCCCTCTGTGGAACCTCACCAAGTTCTGTAGAGTCGGTCTTGTCTGGGTTGGTGTATTCGTCTTCAACACCAGCGACAGTTGCTTCAACATTGTCGTAGTATGGCTTTTCTTCTTTAATAAACTTTTCTATGCTCACGAGCGCAAACTTGGCTGCGTTGAGTTTGCCATCAGCAGTTTCCTGTAGTTGCGCCTCCATCGCTCCGTAGAATGAGGCGCCCTGGATAGACTCAGGAATGACGATGCCTTTGCGCGCAAGATGACTAAATAAGCGGTTCTGCGCGCCGTATGTGAAGTCGGTCATTGTTTGCTTGGGGAACGCAGTAACTTTCTTGTCTTTCCCAGAAAGCACTATGTCAATGTCTCCGTGGTCAAAGATCATAAGATCGCCACTTAGAGACTTACGAATGTTTAGTTCAAGAGTTACGGTAGGAGGAGGAGTCTTTGGCTTAATAGTGACCTTGACTGGCTCTGGTACTGGGACAATTCTAACTGTTACTGCCATCGTCGTAGATTTCCTTTACAAGTTCTTGGGTCTTTAAGATAGTGAAGAGGGTTGCTTCTGTTAGAGTGGTTTCGCTTGATAGGCTCTCAAGGCGTTCCTTGACCAACTTCGTTTTATTGATCATCTCTTCGTCAGCGGCAACCTCTTCTACCTCTGTTGCCTTCTCTAGTGATTCTTTCAATCTGCCGAGTTCGCGGTTGAGGTAAATTTTTAATTCTAACTCTTCGTTTGAAAATGAAGAGATGTACTGGTTTAGTAATTCTTTTTGTTCTTGCAACAAGGTATCGCCGTACTTTTGATTAAACTTCTTGGTGAAAGTTCTAAAAGTTATGCTGTCCATTGGTTCTAAACTTGATGCTTCAGTGTCGCTAACCATTCCTTCAAGGATCTTGGTTTCAAGCATTACCTTTTGCTTGGGCGAGTTGGTGTTGAACATCTTTGCAATGGTCGCGAGGGACTTGTAGTTTGGAACAAAATTGTTGAAGGTCTCAGGGCTGAGTTCCTTGTTGATGTCATTGATAACTTCGGTTTGTTGCTTGAACAATCCATCGGGGTCAATAAGGCGTTTAGCAGCCAGTACAGCCTCTACAATTTTTTTGCTAGTGGTTTCGTCTAGGTTTTGATTTTCGTACAAAGAGCGGTAGCATTCAAGGTCTTTCTTGAGTAGTGAGTCTCCTGTAAAATGCTTGCGGACAATAGAGACTACTTTGGCTTTTCGTTCTGTGTCGCCTTTAATGATAGCAACAGTTGCTTCGCGGGCGAGGGCTTCAAATACAAACGCTGTATTTCTCTTTTTATTATGCTTATTCTTCATCATTGTTCTCCATAACTTTGGTCTCTAGTGATTCAAGCAAGAACTTAACAGAGTTATTTACCTCAAGAAGAGCAATCTCTTCCTCTTGTTCTCTTAGATAAATAGGGTCTTGTTCTTCATAAATACCCCGTGCCAAAGAAGTTCCCCTTGCAAGATCCGCAAGCGGAGCGTAACCGAGGTTGTTCATGCGTGTCGTATTGGTTTCTAGACCGCTAGCACCTTGGCTTCGCCTACTCCTTCTTGCGGCGCCGCGCCCACGTTGATCTGATGCTACCTGTTGATATACTTTGCCCTTAGCGCCATCGGTGGTATACGGCTTGCCCTTTCTTGCGCGCTTACCAAGAGACTTAGACTTGGCGAGGCGCGGCGAATCGCGTGAGCCAGGAGGCGCTGCCAGAAGAGCGCTTTCTTCGCCGCCGCCTTCGCCAGCAGCAGGTTCCCCGCCGCCGCCACCTTCGTCGCCGCCAAGGTCGAGTCCCCCACCAGCACCACCTTCGTCGCCTCCAAGGTCAAGACCCCCGCCACCACCGCCGAGGTCAAGACCTCCACCACCACCGGCTTCACCACCACCGGCAGCGGCAGCCTCAGCAACTCCTTCGAGAGCGGTGTCGTGCTTACGATCGTAAAATTGTTCTCGTTGATTACGAAGGAACTCTTCGTGAGACATACCAAAGATGTTATCGGCAACCCAGCGACGAGAGAAATAACCCTCAGTGGCAGAAGCAGCAATATCAAACTTGTTCTTCCAGTGTTCAAGTTCTTGAAGTTCAGCAATCTTACTTGGATTATTGAGAGAGAGTTTGAAGTTTATAAGATCCTCTCCTCTATAGCCAAGAGTGTAAAGGTGAATGATGCCAATCTTTTCTAACTCGTGAAGAATAGAACGTTGCAGCCGCTGAATAGTGCGGGCAAAGCGAATATCTTTTGTCGCAAGAGTGGTCTTGTCTTCTGCTGCACCCTCACCCATCGTGAGGTATGCCTGGGGAATCTTGATCGCTGAGAACATCTTGTCGCGAAGATACTTAACATCATCAATCGCAGTTGTGTTCTGTCCGCCACCGAGGTTCTGGATATCAGTCACAGAACCAGCACGAACAGGAACATAGTAGTCCTCTTCGATAGAGAGCGGATTGTACCGAAGATCAATACGTCCAGTATCTTTATCCACAATTGTGTGGCGCTTCAATTGGGTGACAATCTTCTGCATGTACTGTTCAACTTCTTGGGGCGGAATGGCACCCACATCAATTTTAAATACCTTACGCTCTGATGAGCGAACAATACGGTAGGCCATCATTGCGTCTTCCATTAAGGTAAGCTGCCGCCAGATACGACGGGCTGGCTCAAGAACGGAGGTTCCGTATGGAGAATATTTGTCGTTGCCAAGGATACGGAAGTGGGCAACCTGCCAGTTCTCAAATGTCATTCCAGCGGAGTTCCACTGATATTGAACATAGTTGGGGTTTGTCGCGTCAAGACCTTCTAGTCTTTCTATCTCTTGTAGAGGGATTGCGATTGTAGATTGGACACCCATCTCGTCATCAATGTCAAGATAGAGAATGAAATCTCCGTATTTACACATCGTGCGGCACCAACCAAAAAGATTGTGCTCTATGTTCATAACGTTGTGATAAAGAATGTTCAGGACAGCCTTGATTTCATCGTTGCGACACCTAATGTTAAGCATTGGCGAAAGAGCAGAAAATGTTGTCATTTCATCTGCATAGATGTCGAGCGCAGAGGCTAACTCGGGCATATACTCCATCTGGTCAAAATCAATGTATCGCTCGGACCTACGCTGATTAGCGATTGCGTTTGCTGCGATGGTATCAAGCGGGTTGTAGGACTGCTTTTTAAATTGCTGTCCTGACGCAGACTTGAATCTTGTAGAATACTTGTCTAGATGCTGTCTGCGTATCTTACGACCGGACTCGGATCGATAACTGATGATTGGACCAGAGAACAGCCGCGTAAGAGCACGGAATAATTGTGAATCTCTATTTGCGGGGTTCTTGCCTTGCTTTGGATTTTTGGGTGCCATTAATTTCTCACTTAATTATCCACATATATTGCGAATATAAATTTTTTGCTTCGTTCATTTTACTAGTATTATCTTCGCCCGTGTAGCCAATTTGTCCTTTTATCTGTGTATTCAGGGTAGTTCTGGAAGTCATTATCGCATCAACGAAGGCTTTTTGATAGTTTAGGTCTCGGGCGCTTGTTTGTAGGGCTGTGTCTCGAACCCAACAACAAATCGCAAGAGCCATCACCAAGTCATCGTTGTAGCCTCTCATGGCTTGTGGCTTCCCGTTGTACCAAATAAAAGTGCGAAACTCGTTTGCCAAACGTGAAGAATACGTCTTAACTAGTTTGTTGCGAACAAACTCTTCTAACTTGGCGACAATAAGGGGTCTGGTCTTGCTTGTAGTTGAGAAACCGGCGATGGCACCTGTACGATGTTCACCTAAATGCTGGTCGATGTATTCATGTGTAGATTTAATAGAATAATACAAGTTTGGATAAGCATACTCTACAAGTTTGTCAATGACGGTGTAGCCAATAGAGTTGTTTTCTACGACCATCATACAATTGCCGTACTCTCTTCCAACTTGATTTAACATATTGGCATAGAGATCTGGCGTTGGCTTGCCCATATATTCGCCTACAATCTCCATTGTCTCAAGTTTAAGAATGTGGAATGTAGAACTATCGGCACCATCGCCTCTTGCCACGTCTGCCGCAAGAAGATAATTACAACTTGGGTCGTGCTCTTCCCAAATCCAGAAGTTTCTGTCAAAGCCTGTCTTATGCTTTGGTTCTCGGATATTAGACATAATCCATTCCATATTGTCTGGATCGATTACAGTCTCGCCAGAAGTATTGAAGTTGCACTCCAGTTCCTGGGCAATTTGTCGGCGAGACATGTTCTTTGTTTCTTTCTTGAACCATTCCTCGTCTCTGTCTGGATGTACATCCCACATTAGAGTTGTTAGGTGAAAGTTATTTTCATTACTCTCCGCACCAACACAAGTTTTGTGAAACCAGTTGCCAACACCATTAGGAGTAGAGATGGCGATACAGCGACCACCAGTTGATAGCGTTGGGTATAGACCAGTCCAAAGATCTTCAAGACCTTCAA